CTCGGAAAGTGCCGTCTGGAACAGCCATCGCGGCTGGCTCTTCTCTATTGGCTGCTGCGCTGAATCTGAAAACAGGCGTGACGGCGAACACGATATGTAGCTGTAGCTTAAATGCTACACCTGCGAACTTAGTTTTGGCGGCAACTGATAGCATCGCACTCGATTTCACCAATGCGCTAACTGAGTACATTGGTGAATGCACGATTTACGTGCAAAAGAACTAAGGAGCGTAACTGGGCCGGGTGGCGATCACCCTATGATTCAGGGAAGCGGGCGGGCCTTGTCCTCCTTTCGTCCCGCCCGCTTCGTGATTCTAACAATGGAGGTCAATTATGACCGTAATGTTTGCACATGGATTCGATGAAACCATAGAAAAGACGGATGGCAGTGTCCTGAATGGTGAAGACGATCTCTTTACTATTGCAGGCGGGCCAATTCTGATTACTGAGTTTGTGGGCATAGTTACTACTGATATAGGTGGGGCTGCTAACTGCCATATAGACGCAGCAGTTACTACCCCTTCAGCCACTACAGCCCTGTCAACGAACGTTGCGATAGATACGGATGCTGCCGGCACATCTTACACATTCACGACTGCTAGCACGGCTGTCCTAACACCTACAACCGCAGGTGTGCTTGAAGTAATACCGCGTATTGCGTGGCTAATGCCCATTGGGACTATTCAGGCGCATTGTTCGGCAGCACAGACAGGCAATATCAAGTGGTATATGAAATACACCAAGCTGTCCCAGTATAGCGTGGTGGCGGCGGCAGCTTAATGCCTAGTATGCCGGGGCAGAATTCAGGGGCTTCAGGATATGAACTTCTCGCTATGCGTAAGTCTGCCGAGGAAATGATGGCCTATCAGCGCCAGGACTGTCCTTTCTGCGCGTGGCCTTTGCAGGAAAGCCCGGACCGAATCCTGCACTGTCGCTTTTGCGGGTGGACTGATACTTCACCGATAATCAGGAACGTACCGAGGCCATAATGAACAGTTATGCAACTTTGGCGATGCTGAAAAGCCCAGGATGGTTACATATTGATGTGACTGATTGCGATACTGATATGATATCCATTCTTGAGGATGCCAGTCGTGAGTTTGACAAGGACACAGACAGGCGGTTTTACCTCTGGGAAGGCACAAGATACTACGATGGGAGCGGTATTAAAATCGTGCTCGATGATGATGTCTACTCAATCACTACGCTGGACGTGGACACAGACGGCGATGGGATTTATGAAAGTAGCTTCGATGGCACGACTACTCCGCCTGATTATTTTACCTATCCTCTCAATGAAACTCCCAAGAGCCGTCTTGAGGCTAATCCCTGGGGCAGATATGGACACTTCGGTAGTGGCATACGGAAGGCAATAAAGATTGTAGGCGTGTTCGGCTATGGTAATGACTGGCCTGCGGCTCCGATAGCGACCACGAGCGCGCTAGTGGCTACAGGAGGCATGACAACTGGCACGACTACTCACACGCTTGCTAGCTATGGTTCTCTTTTCAGCCCAGGACATACCATCAAGATTGACTCTGAGCAGATGTATGTTTCGAATGTCGTAGGCAATACGTTGACCTTTTTACGGGCTGTGAACGGCACTACAGCAGCCGCGCACCTGGCAGCAGCACCTATCTCGGTATATCTCTATCCTCAGTCTGTTGCCCGCGCGGTGTTGATTCTAGCGGCGAGGACATGGAAGTTAAAGGAAAGTCCACTCGGAATGGTAATGGGAACACCCGATTTGGGTGTTGTAAAAGTTGATATAGGAGGCGATGGTTCCTTTTATACCAAGATTGTGAAGAAGTACAAGAGGATGCGTTACCCCAAGGTGATTTAATGGCGGAGATAAACCTTAGTATTCAGATTAAAGGGCTAGACGAACTAAAGAACAAACTCGATGCTGCGAACCTTCTTGGCGCACCTCTAAGGAACTTCTTAAATAAGTCGATGCTCACTATTCAAGGCGAAGCAGCAAAGGCCGCTCCGGTGGACCTTGGTAACTTGAGAGCTAGCCTAGTTCAGCCATCAGCAGTGACGATTGATTCCAGCCCTGTACCTCTCTATGCGACTTTCAGCGATACTACAAGTTACGGTGTCTTTGTCGAGTTTGGTACGAAACCCCACTGGCCCCCGATTAAGGCTATTGCGCCTTGGGCTGAACGACATGGCATTGAACCCTTCCTTGTAGCCCGAGGTATATCAATTCATGGGACAAAGGCGCAGCCGTTTATGAGCACCGCCCTGGCAATCAGCGAGGGCAAGATAGGCGATTATCTGAATGAAGCAGCAAACGAAATAGCGGAGAATTTTAACGGATGAGTTATCAGGACATCGGGATAGGATTGAAGAATCAACTAAAGGGTGTTGCTGCATTGAGGGCTGTTTTTGCACCCCATGAGATACCTGAATCAATCAACAGTTTCCCAACAGCCGTGATATTGCCGGGGGAGCAGCCCTATCATGAAAGCTTCCCAACATCCTCCGGGGTCTCATTCTCCACAATGTTTCGGATTGTCATTCTCATGTCCCGCGCAGATCAGCCTTCGGGACTGAAGGACATCACGCCCTTTTTGGATAATACGGGCATCAATTCAATTCGGGTAGCGATAGAGGGAGAGGATGGGGTGCCCCAGACACTAGACGGCGCAATAGCAGATTTGATTGTAACAAAGGCTCTCCCTCTAGGCTGGATGCAATGGGGCCCGGTCTTATACCTCGCCCTTGAGTTTGAGGTCAAAACAATCAGTTAAAGAATCAGGAGGTTAATATGGCAAGGTTAATGGGAAAAGCAGGCGAAGTAGATGCCAGCGGCGCCATCGTGGGCATGAAAAACTGGGTTCTGAATTACAAATGCAACCCTCTGGATGATACTGGCTTTGATTCCGGCGGAGCCAAGGCGTTCATCGCCGGGTTGACTGAATGGAGCGGTACATTCGAGGGATTCAAGGACACCACACCTGTACCATTGGGCTCAACCACGATAACACTCAAAGAGTCTGCCACAACTGGGCAGAATGCCACGGGCACAGCCATCATCACCGGCTGGACAGACACGGTTGATGTCGCCGGGGTAGTGACCTACAAGTACACCTTCCAGGGCACGGGTGCGCTTACAGTTCCGACAGCTTAATTAACGAGGTGAGATATGGGAAGACTATCAGGCAAAACGGGTAATGTCGCTGTCGGACTTCAGACGATCTTCGACGGCGAAACGGCATTGGATGAACAGGTTATTAGCAATGTAACCTATAGTCTGGATACCAGCGATTACAAGGTGGGCAACGGCTCGGCAAAGTTGGCAGTAGGAGCATCCTTTACCACGGGCATCATAGGCTCTAAGGTCGTTACTTCGATGGACTTGACTCCGTACACTCAACTGATGGGATGGTTCAAGTCCTCGGTAGCCCTCAACGCCAGCGATAATGCCTTCGTGGTCGATGATACTGCCCTCTGCGCTAGCCCTACAAGGACGATTAACCTGCCGGCCTTGGCTGCGAATACGTGGACATACGTTAAGGTGACAGATGCCTTCACGGGATGCACGGCTATCATATCGGTAGGGCTCAAGCAGGTCGTCGATAAGGGCGCAATGAATATCTGGTGCGACCTGGTGCAAGCGGCGAAGGTTATCGCAGGAATCAAGAACTGGACGCTGAATTACAAGATAGGCACTCAGGAGGTGACTGGGTTCGATTCTGGCGGAGTCAAGGAGTTTGCAGCTACGATCACCGAATGGAACGGGACATTTGACGGGTTCAAAGATGCTCTGCCTTTGAGCATCGGTACACTCATAGGGCTGGAGATGCAGGAGTACACGACTGCGACCATGCAGGCCAGAGGTACAGGGATCATAACGGACTTTACAGACAGCGTAGACGTTGCGGGAATCGTGACCTATAAGTACGCATTCACCGGAACTAAGGAACTTGTGCTGCCGTCAGCCTAGAAAACACGTAGCGGGATCGCGGGATGGAGCAGTGGAAGCTCGGATGGCCCATAACCATCAGGTCGTTGGTTCGAGTCCAACTCCCGCTACCAAAATGGTAAAGGAGGAAATTTGTTTAATCCCTTGGCAGACGAACTTATACAGGTAGATATTGGCAACGACCTCTGGCTTAAAATTAAGGTCGAACTATCAGAAGGCGAGTGGAGAAAACTACAACGCTTCTATCTGAACCTCTTTGATTCCCCCAAAGTGCAGCAGGCAATACGGATTGTCACAGAAGGCCGTAGGCTGGGCAAGGAAGCCTCTGCAATAGAATCCGAGGTGGAATCCCTCGGCTTAACCTCAGCTATTACTCAAGGCGCTCTTGTGAAGATTACCGAAGGCCAATCTATAGCTTACGTCATGGCTGGACTGAGAGAATGGAACCTGACGGGGAACGATGGCAAAGTGTTGCCGATTACTGAGGACACGCTATTAGGATTGAAGCGGCCTGTCTTTCAGGCGATAGCGGATGCCTGCACGAAGCAGTACCGGCCTATGGATGATGGACAAAAAAACTCCTTGAAACCAACGTCAGAAACGCCTGCACCATAGAAGGAGAGAGAATCTCGGCGCCGCCTTTCAGCGATGACACGATTCTACTTCTGAATACGCGCTGGTCGTATCGCGAGCTTATGGACACACCACACCGGATAATCGAGGAATTAAGGATTAAGTATCAGACGGAAATGATGCACGATGGCGAATAATCTTGAAATAATCCTACAAGTTACAAACGCTTATTCTGATGCCTTGTCTGATGCTAGTCACATGTTTGACCAGATGACCGACACTATGGATCAGGATGCAGTCAAGGCTCAAGCAAGTTGGCAAGATAGTCTGAAGAATATCAACCAGCAGGCTAAAGATGCTGCAACTCAAATGAGTGAGAACTTCGGGGCGATTGGCAAAGCTGCTTTGCTTGTAGGTGGAGCTATTGAAGCCGCTGGCATTTTATCCATCAAAACATGGTCTAGCATGGGTAGCGAGATACTAGAACTTTCAGAGAAGACAGGAGTTTCTACCGAGGCACTTAGTGAATGGAAATATATCGCCGAGCAGAGCGGGGCCACTATAGGTACCGTTTCGATGGCTCTGAAATATATGGCCCGGGATATTACTGATGTCACAGGAGGCAGTAGTGCCGCACAGAAAGCCTTTGAAGATTTAGGGTTGACCCTTGCAGCATTGAAGGCCATGAAGCCTGAAGATCAATTCAATACCATTGTGGAAGCAATAGCCAATGTCAAAGACCCGACTGAGAAAGCGGCTTATGCTTTGGCTATCTTTGGGCGTAGTGGTACTGATATGCTTCCCATGCTTGCTAGTGGTGCGGCTGGTATCGAGGAGTTGAAACAAAAGGCGCAAGATTTAGGCATCGTGATGAGCGAAGAAGCAGCAAAGAAGGCCCATGCTTTTGAAGATGCGCTGAATGATGTAAAGCAATCACTTGTTGGAGTGATGGGGGTAATAGCCGAAACGGTTATGCCTGTATTACTTCCTTTAATTAAAGCGTTTACCGATGCTGTTTCATGGGTAGGCAAATTCGCCAACGCGAATCCTATATTAAGGGATACCATTATTGGAATTACAGCAGTCCTGGGCGCTTTGCTTTTAGCGGTAGGTATATACGTTAATACTATGGCGAGTGCTACGGCACAAACCATCATTGCCATAGCTAAGTCCATATTGCACGTTGGAGCACTAGAAGCCGAGACGGTTGCCCTCGGGGAAGAAGCAGTAGCGCAGGAAGCCGCTACTGTAGCAAGTAGGGGAGCTACGGTCGCATTAGGTGGTGGTGGCCTTTTAGGTATCTTGGGGCCAGTAGGGCTAGCGATTGGTGCAGTTGCGGCAGCAGCGTATGGACTTCCCAAACTGTTCGATCAACTTGGCAAGGGCGTAATGAATCAGGATGAAGCCCTGAAGATTCTCAACATGACATTGGGCGAGGCGACAGCTAAATACGGAAACCATGAACGAATCATGTTAGCTGCCAATGAAGCCCTGAAAGCCCAGAACATTACTCTTGATCAGTACAGGGCTGGATTGACCAATGCTACGATTGCACAATCCAGTCTCAATGCTCAACTCACCCAATTTCAGCAGGTATTAGACGATTGCAACTCTCGTACTCAAACTCTTATGGATAGTGTGGATGCGATTGTCACAAAATATGAGCAGGAGAATAGCGCAGTCGGGAAACTCGGCATTACCTACGAGGATGTAATCAAACACGCCGTCGATATGGGATTTTCGGTTGACCAGATTACCGATATTCTGGTTACTAATAAGGTAGCCGTAGGCGATGCCCGAGGTGCTGTTGATGCCTTCGGATTCTGCTTAGATGACTTCAAGGATAAGACTGATACTACAGCAACATCTGTGAGCACTCTTACCGATACTATTACTTGGCTAGGACGGACTGAGCACGATGCAGCCGCAGCAAATGACCCGTATGTCGCAGCCATGAATGAGAATAAGGCCGCTACCGATGCGGCTACCCAATCTCTGTCGGCTTATCTAGCGCAAGTTCAAGCGGCAGGAGCAGCAAACGCTGCTTTACTCGCTGGTGGTGCAGGTTCAGTTAAAGGGCAAGAATGGATGATGCCGGCAGAAACCGTAGTAGGTAATCTCTCACAGAACATAGGTGCTGGTACTTGGGCTGCTGGTTCAGGGACTTGGTCTGACCAGGCTATAGCAGCAGCAGGACAGATATTTCAAAAAAGTGGAACGTCTGGTGAAACCGCATTCTTGACTGATTTCTGGAATGCTATTAGCAATGCTTTGCTTGTATTGCCTAGTGATGTGGAAAGGAAAGCACAGGTTGAGGGTATTGTAGAGACGTGGCTCGCAGCTAATGTTGGCTCATATCAAGGCGGTGGTGTTGTACCTGGGCCAGTAGGAAGACCGACTCTTGCGGTTGTGCATGGCGGGGAGGAATATCTGGGTACTCATGGCACTGGGGGTGCAGTCTATAACCTCTATATGACCATTCAGGGTTCAGTTCACTCTGATAATGATTTGCTTGACTTCATACGTCGTGGATTTCGTCTAATTGGGCAACGCAACGGCAATGTGGGGTTAGCATGAGTTTACCAACAATCACGGCAAGGATAGGATTCGCCTCTGCTAGTCCCTATACCGCTTCTCCTACGTGGTCAGACATAAGCAACGATGTGCGTAAGATCACGATACGCCGGGGCCGCTTTCATGAGATGGACAGGATTGAGGCGGGAACGGCAACAATCGAACTCAAGAATAATCATGGAGATTACTGGCCTAACAAGACGACAGGTGCCTACTATCCCAACATCCTACCAGTCAAGCGGGTAAATATACGGGCAACCTATAGCGGCACTACCTATGACCTCTACACGGGCTTTACAGAGGCATGGACACCTTCATGGAGGGATGGCGGGGGTAAGGGGCCGTTGATGGGGGTTGACTGCGTTGATCTCACTAAAGCACTTTCAAGGTTCTTGCTTCCTTCAGTCGGATACAGCTCTGAGCTTTCGGGCGCGCGGGTAGGCCATGTCCTGAATGATGCTGGATGGAATGCTACGGAACGAGTAATAGACGCTGGGCAGACACTTCTACAGGCCACAGGTACATTAACGAACACCTACGCTATGGCTCATCTGTTTGATGTTCAGGATACCGAATTAGGATTAGTCTTCCAACGCGGCGATGGGTATGTCATCTTTCAGGATAGGTTGAAGCGTACTCTGACCTCGTATATTACCCCGGCAGGGATATTCAGCGATGTACCTGGCAACAAGAGCTATTTCGGCGTGGAATGGTATTTTGACGACCAGTATCTTTATAACGATATTGCGGTAACAGCTATTAGTGGAGTAACGCAGGAAGTCACGGATTCGACCAGCATCACCGCCTATGGGCAACGCAGCCTATCTAAGACGAATATGTTGATGGTGAGTGACGATGACGCTTTAGGTGAGGCTGGGACTCTATTATTTCTTTACAAAGACCCATATTTGAGAGCTAAGAGCATCACAATCAGACCGCTCAAGAATCCCGCTGCTCTCTGGCCCTTGGTGCTTGACCTCGATATTTCGGATATGGTTACGGTAGTTCTTACCCAAGCCTCAATAAGCGCCAACTATTTCATTGAAGCTGTTACTCATACTATAGATATTGTGGAAGGAACATGGGAATCTCAGTTTGAATTGAAAGCTATGACTAATTCGGTGTCAACTAACTTCTGGGTAGTTGGGGTATCGGCACTGGGAGCATCAACCGCTGTAGGATGGTAAGATGGCATTCACGACCGTAACAACCTGGACTGTGGGATTCATGGCAATAGCAGCTAAATTAAATGCTCAACTTCGTGATAATCTGCTAGATCGCAAGGGCCAATCAGGTACTATCGTCTATAACGATTCAATCACCTTGGCGGATATGGACGGCGCCCCGGTAGGGATTCTAATGATTATCAACAAGGGCGGGGTTATCTATCTGAGGGACATAGGAGATACCACTGATGCCAAAGTCTCCTTTAGTTCAATTCCTACAGGCACGAGTTCAAGCACGATAGCAATAGGGAATCATACTCACTAATAATATACTAGGAGTCATATACTAATGGGATGGACAGCGCCGGGGACATGGACTGAAACAACTCCGATCTATACGGAAACTGATCTCAACGCACAGATTCGGGATAACCTTGCTTATCTCAAGGCCCGCGGTGTCGTACCTACGCTTGAAGCTAAACTCAGCCTTCCAGATAAAGGGATAAGTCCAGTCGGGGCCGTGATTCTCAAGGTCATCGATGCCGTACTCTGGATTCGCAATGCTGCCGATGGCGCTTATGCCAAGATCGCTACCGCTTCAGTTCCTACGGGAACCGGGGTAACTCAAGTTTCACTAGGGAGCCACACGCATGCACCAAGTCTTGATACCTCGGCAACCGTAGCCAGTAGTCTTGCTACTGATACCTACCCGGTGACTGATTATTCACATACGGATACTATAGCCGCAAGCGCCACATCTGACGTAGCGACTGCCACAATTTCATTTGCTACAGCGCGCGCTTATGGATTGGCAGCCATAAGAGGTGAAGCAGCAACAGCAAATACATTAAAGGTCCAACTTATTATGGGCGGGACTTTGATTGCAGAAGACGGCTATATGTCAACATCTTGTTCACTAATAACCGTATCAGGCACAGGGGCTTTATCAGGCAGTCAATCTTGTATTTGCAGAGTCAAGAATTACGATTCGGGGAGTAGCCGTAGTTGGTACTCAGATGGCTACCCGAGTGCATCTGAAGTAGTAGCTTTTGTTGCGGCTGGTTCAGCTACGACAGGAGGAGCAGTTTAATGGCTTTCCCAGTTACGCTACAGACT